CGATAGGTCGGCAGGTATGCAAATAACACATTTAGTAAAAGAAGAAGCAAAACGTAGAAAAATAAAATGACATTACTTCCAAACTTTAAATACAAAGCAAAGTACGGAAGAATGTATACGCACGGTGTATGTGAAGATTGTAAGAAAAAATATCTTTATGATAACATGTTGAGTAATAAGAAATATGGCTTTTCATTACGAACAGGACGATATGCTGAAGAATGGAGGTGTATAAGGTGCCACAACGCAAAGAAAAAACGATGTTAATACAACGTCTTACGAATGAGATGTTTAAGTTAAATAAGAAAGCGAAGCGTGACCCACGGACCAAGGACGAATACTTGGTTCGTTTCAAGCTTCATAGAATTGAGAATATAATTAGAAAGAGATACGGTGATCTATATTTACTAACAGTACAGAATGTTGGTAGTATGGTTGTCGATGAGAAAGGAGAAAAATATGATATGTTTCAATTGCAAAGGGAATGGATTTCTAAGGCTAAGGTTCGAAAGTGAACAAGCCATTGAACAATGCCAAGTATGTAACTCGTCGGGCGAAGTTAAGGATGATGAATACTATAACCAGTCTTGGGATGACGGATCGGGGGCATGTAGCGTGTATTATGGCCCACCACTTGAGGCTGAAGGAGATGAAGGCTTTAAAAACTACAAAATTTATCCCATCAAGGCCAGCGATCGTTTTTAGAGGTGAACCACCTTTTTAGTTGCGAACTTCTCCATTTTACTCTATCTTTTGGGGTGAAATTTAATTTTCATTATTTCACTCCCGAAATAGGGGCTGTCTGATAAGATCAACGATCATTCTATGATGGCCCCGTTAAAAGGAAAGGCGGGTTAAAATGGGTAAATTTAAAGACATTGATTTAACAATCAAGACCATAAAACTATTTCCTGATTTAAAGAAAAAACTTAAAAAAGGCACTATTAGCACGATCGAAAGCCCAGCCAAGAAGTTTGTTGACATTAGATCAAGAGTCAAGAAAGCTGGTGGTTATGCCATGGGTGGTGAAGCGTCTGAATCGGTTGCAAGAAGCAAGATTATAAAAGACCAGAGAGATAGAAGAAGAAAAAAAGTAGATGAAATGCTTGATAGAGTGTATGGAAAACCTAAGGGTACAGGTAAACCTAAGATTGTACCGAAGAAAAAGCCAAAAAAAGATAAGTAATGAATCACGAAGAAATACTGAAGCAGAGGGACTTACTAGACACCATTCTCGCCTCACGGACCAATAAAAAAGACAGAATCAACCATATGATAATGATGGACTCTATATATTTTAAAAAGAATTTACCAAAGAATGTAGTTTTGTTTCCACTGCAAAGGATAAAAAGATATGTACACCACGCTCCCGTCAAGCCCAATAAGGCAAGTAAAAAAGTGCAATAAATGCCCGAACTTCCATGTGAAGTTCTTTAACCCAAAATTTGACAGAACTTATACGCCCAACGAATGGGAACAAATAGTTACAGATGGTAGAGAGGCTTTGGACAAAGCACTTAGATTAATTAGGGAAGATCCTAAGTTTTTTGGTTAAATGCTCATCTCTATAGATGTTTTTAGTCAAGTAGTTACACTTTCTTTTTTATTAGACTACCAAGTTACAAGGTAACAAGGTAACAAGTAGCAGAATACTTACCTTTTTTGTTACTTTTAAGGTATTTTATAAGTTACAAGAAGTTACAAAATAATAAAATAACTCGATTTTGCTAGGTTTTATAATAAAAATATATTATCTTGTAAAAAACATCTATTGAAATGAACGAATTAGTTGAAACTCCATTGCCAGACGCTTTATCAGATTTACTATTTGATAAAAATATTACACAGAAGCAGCGTAAGTTTATTCTTTTGTTCGTCCATTCCGAAGGACTAAAAACAGGTACTCAATGTGCAATTGATGCTGGATATGCAGCTGGGTCTGCACGGGTTAGAGCATCAGAGTTGCAAAACCCAGACAGGTATCCTCTCGTTGCAAAAGCTATTGATTCAGAACGCAGAGCCATGGTTGAAAGGTACAAGTGTAGTCAGGAAAGATCATTAGCTACATTGGCTAGGATTAGAGATCAAGCGTCAGCTTCAGGTAATTACAATGCTGCTGTAGCTGCAGAAACCAGGCGTGGCCAGATAGCAGGTTTGTATGTGGACAAGAAAGAAATCTTAACAGGAACTATTGATTCAATGTCAAGAGAAGAGGTTGAGAAGAAACTTCAAGATCTCAAAGAACAATACAGTATTGAAACAACGTTTGAAGAGGTAAAAGAATTAGAAAATAAATCTTGACTATAAGATTAGTTGGGAGTATATAGGTTTTAGAAAGAGAGGAAGCTATGCATGTAGATAAATACGTAGTGAATAACATTGGTACAAAGTGGACTAATGGTAAAGATAAGAAGAATTGTATACTAGATAGTCTTGACGGTATTGATGGTATTGAATTGAAAAAGTTAGTGCCTTTGTTAGATCAGTGGTTTGAAACTGTTACTGGGGGATGGTCTGATAAAACTGTTGAGTTAGTAATTAATGTTAAGGAGAATGATAGAAAATGACAAATTATAGAGAGGGAGTTATGAGCCCTATAAAAATGTTACAAACTATTTCTGGTATTTGTAAGACTAATGGTAAGATAGATTGGAACAATACTGGTCAGACACCAGAAGATGAGTTTAGGTTTATAGCCAACATGATTGATTCATATCTTGAACAACAAGACAAGGGTAGTGAGGGGGCAAATCAAGATGTCTGAGGAGCTGTTTTGGAATCGTGTCGGTTGGCTACTTCATGCTATGATGACTGCTGAAGATTTTGATTTTCGTGTCTTGTGGTATCATAAGTTACAAGAGTTAATGAGAAAGCAACCATAATGGCTTGGGCAGTTTTAGGCATATTGTTATTTTTATTATTTTTTAATGTTAGGTTGTCATTGTTTACATTAGTTCTAGTTTATATGGTTTGGTATGCTTACGTTAATTGATCCCATAGCTCAGTCGGTAGAGCAAATCACTTTTAATGATTGGGTCGTAAGTTCGAATCTTACTGGGATCACCAATTGAAACCAGAGTCAAAGCTGTGGCAGTTGGTTAAGAAAAATATTAATAATGTCCATTGGACAAGATTAGAATCGTGGGCTATGCCTGGTGTTCCAGATGTTTACGGCATCCAGGAAGGTGTTAGTGTTTTCGTTGAGTTGAAAGTAACAAAGAGTAATAAAATAGCATTGTCGCCCTTTCAAAATAACTGGCTTTATAACCATTATTTGCAGGGTGGACGATCATTTATTATGCTTCAGACCCTCGGAGAGGGGGCACTCCGCATATTTTCGAGTTCCGTTCTCCATTCTCCATTGTCCATTGACACAGAACCACAGTATATAATACAGTTACCAGCGTCCCCTGCAGCGTGGACTCAGGTGGCGAGTTACCTTTTCCATTCTCCATTGCCGAAGCCACGTAAAGTAAGATCCAATACGAAGAACCCGTAGCTCCCTGGCAGCTGCAGCAGCTCACCAGGATCTCCATTCTCCATTGCCGACCTTCATTACCTATACCATAAGGTAGAAGGTATGGTGCAGCCCACACCAGTCTGGTACAGGAGTTGCCGTGTGCAAAAGTTCTTGCATTTGCCTCTTGACTATCGAATAAGATGGGACTATATAGTTATCAGGGCTGGTACCGAATCCGTTTAGAAGTTCCGTGGACGCCAGCCCCACTAGAAAGGAAGAAACATGACTGAAGCATTAGAGAAGGATCACCAGAAGACCTGCGCAGAGCGCATTCAAGAACAGTGGGAGCTGAGGCGAGAAGATCTGTCAGACCCTGAGTACGAGGCATTGGGATTCGACTACGTAGAGCCCAATACATTTGAACACCAACTAGAAGGATACTGGCGTTGGCAGTTCTCCTGGGGCGGGCCCAGCGACGAGCTGCGGGCATATGTTAACGAGAACAAAGAAATCCATCGCCTGGAATACTGGTTCATGGACTGGTACGACGGAGCGAAGCTGCAGGTGCCAGCAGACTCTGCTGCATTCCATCATATGCAGCAACTAATAGAGGCATCATGATTTGGATCGTTGCAGCCCTGGCCGCTGCCCATCATCCTTACCTCGCTGTCTTTGTGTTCTTGGTCTGGTACGTGTGGTTGGGACTCTGGTGAGTTTCCATTCTCCATTCCATTCCATTGGTTACCTTAGTACCAAGTATAATACATACACAAGGGTACACCCCGTGCAGACGGCACAGAAGTTCTGTGAAAAAAAAATAAAAAAAGATTTGACAAGTAGAATAGAATGGGATATAAAGGGATAATTAACAGAAAGACGAAAGGATAAAATAATGTCGAAAGCAGTTAATATATTAGAAGTGCTAGAAAAAGCTCATCAGA